ATATGAAACCCTATTAGCTACTATTGAGAAGGCTAGGGCAGAGCGTATGCAAGCTCAAATGTTTATGGCACAGCAATATACCGAGCAAGGAGAGGGAGGAGTAGAGCCAGATTCTGAAGAAGCCAGAGCATTTAAAGAAGCTATGGAAAAAGCTGCTACAAGTATAGATTAAGTATTATGTTAATCAAAAAAGGAGATAAAAGCCTTGATGTGAAACATCTTCAAGGTAAGTTAGGTCTAAAACAAGATGGAATCTTTGGACCTATAACTGAAAAAGCTGTCATACGCTTCCAACTTTCTAAAAACCTAGATGTAACGGGTATGGTAGACAGTGATATGTGGGCTCTACTGTTTAATAGAACTAAAATAGATAATGAAGCCATAGATGAAGACACGGATGTATCTAGTCAATATTATACAACAAGTTTTGATCAATTAATTCATAAACACTACTTGCCTAAAGGCCAATACCTTGAAGGACCTATAAAAAATGAATATGTTTTTCTTCATCATACCGCAGGGAATAACAATCCTTATAAAACAATAGATCATTGGGGTAGAGATGATAGAGGAAGGATTGCCACTGAATTTGTACTAGGAGGTAGGAATCATAGAACAGGTGATGACGAATATGATGGAGTAATGGTACAAGCATTCCCAGAAGGTAGTCAAGCCTGGCACTTAGGTCGTACTAAATCAGGATGGATGAATAAACATTCTGTAGGATTAGAGATATGTGCTATGGGATATCTAGATAAGGATAATAAAACCTATGTAGGCAGTACAGTAACTCCAGAAGAAGTGATTGAATTATCAGAACCCTTTAAAGGTCGCTTAAAATATCATAGATACACAGAATTACAAATCAAAGAAACTGAAAAGTGGATTAGGTATGTAGGAGAAAGAGATGGTATTGATATAAGATTGGGGTTAAAACAATTTATACAGAAATACGGACCTACTAAAGGATTTGACTTTCAAATCAATGCGTGCAAAGGAGAAGTAAAAGGATTATTAACGCATACAAATGTGAGAATGACTAAATCAGATTGCTATCCAGATCCCAATCTTATTGATATGATATTAAGTTTATAACCATGGCAATAGTAAACAAAGTAGATTTAAAACTTAAAATAGATATTGATAGTACTATTAAATATCAGATAATAACATTTTGTTTTTTTAGAAATATACCAATAAATAATTCTGATTTAGAATTTTTATCTGTATTAGCTAAGCATCCTAAAATGGAAATTTCTAAATTTTGTATTCTATTAAAAGAATTACATATTTTTAAAAGTACACAATCCGCAAGAAATGCTATTTCAAAAGCTGCAAAAAAGAATTTAATTGTAAAGAGAGGGCACAATAAAAAAACTATAGTTTTAAACAAAATTATAAATGTGCAGAAAGACGGATTGGTATTACTTGATTATAAAATTTTAGGAAGTGAATCCAAAGAAGCATAAAGAATTTAAAAAAGGAATAGCAGAAGCAGTGGGGGTACATCCGCAAGTAGTGGATGACTTTATAACTTTTTATTATGCTAAATTAAGAAAAAAATTATCTCAGTTAGATTTTCCTAGGATTAATGTGGATGGTTTGGGTACTTTTGAATTAAGAAAAAGTAGATTAGAATCTGCAATAAAAAAAAATAAAAGTATGTTAGGTAATATTGCTAAAAGAACATATAATGGTTATGCAAAAAGTGAAAATATAATTGAGAATATAGATCAGATGTCTAATGCTCTTAATCAACTGGAAGAAGATATTTTAAAAAAGAAAGATTTTAAAAATAAAAGAAATGACTAAACCTTGGAAAAAATACTTAGATGCATTTAAGAATTTAGATCAAATTGCTGAAGGAATTAAAAATAATATTTTTAAAAAAGAACATATAGAAGCTGTTGCAACAGATAGATTTCAAATATGTGGTAGTTGTAGTTTATTAGATTCTGAAGGTTCTAATTGTACAGTTCCAGGCACTCAACCATGTTGTTCTGATTGTGGATGTAGTTTAGCATTTAAAATGAGATCTTTATCTTCTGAATGTCCTAAAGGATATTGGCATGCTGTAGTACCAGAGGAAACAGAAGGATTAATTAATGAACAAATAGAAAATAACAATGATTGAAATTAATTACATATATAATGATATAATTACTAGTATACATGTAAACATCCAAGCTGGATATTGGTATACTTCAATAACATAGTAACATGGCAATAGTATTTAAAGAAGAAGGTCATATTTATGAAAGTAATGACCAAGATAAAATAGATTGGACTAGTGTAACCTCCTTTATAGGGATGTTTAAACCTAAATTTGATAGAGAGGGTCAAGCTAAAAAGTCATCAAAGAACAAGAGATCTAAATGGTATAATATGACTGAAAAAGAAATATTATCTGCTTGGGATAATGAGACACAAAGAGCAATTAAACTAGGTAATTGGTATCATAACCAAAGAGAGGAAGATATGCTTGATTTTTCAACTATAGAACGTAATGGAACAGAGGTTCCTATTATTAAACCTTTAATTACAGAGGAAGGTCTTAAATTAGCACCGAAACAAAAGCTTAAAGAAGGCGTATACCCTGAACACATGGTATATTTAAAATCTGCAAAGCTATGTGGCCAAGCAGATCTAGTTGAAGTGGTAGATGGGTATATTAATATCCATGATTATAAAACAAATAAGGAAATTAAAGATAAAGGTTATACTAATTGGGAAGGTATTACTAATAAACTTTATAAACCAGTTAATAATTTAGATGATTGTAATATTAACCATTATAACCTACAGCTCAGCATTTATGCGTATATTATTAAGAAGCATAACCCCAAATTAAAGATAGGAAAACTTACAATTCAACATGTTAAATTTGAAACAGTGGGTGAAGATTCAAATGGCTATCCTATTAGCAAAATACTTAATGGAGAACCAGTATTAGATGAAGTTAAAATATATGAACTTCCATACTTAAAAGATGAAGTAACTTCTCTTATAATGTGGCTAAAAGATAAACAATAATGATAGTTAGATTATTTGATATACAAAATAGTAAAGTTATTCCTTCAGAACATTGTTATGCTCTACCATTTTTGAAAGTTATAATGGATGAGTATCCGGATACGTACATGCAGGTATATCAATATGTATTTTATATGAGCTGTCCTAATCCTGATTTAAATCCTTTCTTTAACTTACCTGAACATGAGAAAGAAGACATTATTATTGAAGAAGTAGCTCTTGAAGAGTCTCCCGAAGATGGAAAGATAAGATATGCTCTAGAAATGTGTAAGAAAATGTATGAGACACCAACTTATAGAGCTTATGTAGGGATTAAATCTATGTTAGATAGATTGGCAAAGTATATGGAAGTTACTGCAATAGAACACGGGAGAGATGGAAACATAAATTCTATGGTTAATGCGGCAGCTAAGTTTGAACAGATTAGACAATCATATAAAGGTGCATTTACAGATATGAAACAAGAACAAGAAAGTTCTGTACGTGGAGGTGCTGGATTAGCATACGATCAACTATGATAAATAATAAAGGAGAAGTTAAATTTCATTTCTGCTATTGGGATGAACTAATATTTAATAATGATAAACCAAAAACAAAAGAAAATGGGACAACAAGTAATACCAGTGGGAAAAAAGATTCTGATCAAACAGAAAAAAGCTAAAACAAAAACAGCATCAGGATTATTTCTACCAGAGATAGCTCAGAAAAAAGAGTATAAAGGATTAGTGATGGGTATAGGTAAGGCCGTGGAGGAAATTAAAGTGGGCGATGTTGTTCAATATACTGAACACTGCTTACCTACTACTATGCCACATAATGGAGAAGATCATTTGCTTATTCAAGAAGGAGATGTATTTGCTATTTTAGTAGATGTATAAAGTTGTACCTACATATTATAATGGTAAGTGGGGAACTACGGAGTTTATAGATAAGTCTACATTTCTTGAATATATTTTAAGTATATTTAGTGAACCTGGCGAGTATGGTTTAAACAATCTGTCATATAAATTCAATACTGAAGCAAAATCTTTTACAGATCAAGGATTTTATTGTAATAAACCATTTAGATCTAAAGACTTTACTACTTATTGGGAAGATCAAAAAAATAAATGTAGAACGGGAGTAATATATAAAGACAATAAGAAAAGTTTCTTTTTGACTAGAGATTATTATATGTGGTTAAATTTTTTACCAATCTTTGATAAAGAAGAAAAAAAATATGGCTTTGCAAAAGTAAGAGATGCGCAGTATCACATGGCTTTATACGAGTTATTAGCTGAGTTAAACAACCAACACTCTGCTATACTTAAAAAACGTCAGATAGCCTCCTCATATTTCCATATGGGTAAAATTATAAATACGTATTGGTTTGAAGAAGGAAGTATATGTAAAATTGGAGCATCATTAAAAGACTTCATCAATGATAAAGGATCGTGGAAATTCTTAGATGAGTATAAAACTTTTTTAAATGAACATACCGCATGGTATAGACCTAGTAATCCAGAAAAGGTTCTGCTATGGCAACAGCAGATTGAAGTAAAGATAGGAAATAGAAAAACAGCAAGAGGATTAAAATCTAAAATACAGGGTGGATCATTTGAGAAAAATGCAACCACGGGTGTAGGTGGACCATGTACAATATTTTTTCATGAGGAAGCGGGGATTGCCCCTAAGATGTCAGATACATATGAGTATCTGCGTCCTGCTATGTCATCTGGTATGATGACTACAGGAATGTTTATAGCAGCGGGATCTGTGGGAGATTTACAACAATGTAACCCATTAAAGGAAATGATTTTAAATCCTAGAGCTAATGATATATATGCAGTAGAAACAAACCTAATGGATGCTGATGGAGCAATAGGAATGGCGGGACTATTTATTCCTGAACAACATTCAATGCCTCCTTTTATTGATGAGTTTGGTAATTCTTTAGTAGCAGAAGCTATAGAAGCAATTATTGAAGAAAGATCTCGTTGGAAGAATGAATTAAATGGAGAACAATTTCAATTAAGAATTTCGCAGAAACCAATGAATATTGCTGAAGCGTTTGCGTATAGAAAAGCATCAATATTTCCTCAAGCAATACTTTCTAGGCAACAAAAAAGAATTGAAGAAAAAGAATATCCTTATGAACTTATTGAATTAGATAGAGATGAAAAAGGTATATCAGCTAAAAGAACTAATAAGTTACCAATATCTAAATTCCCAGTTGATAAAAAACAAATAGATAAAACAGGAACAATAGTAGTTTGGGAAAGACCTATACCTTCACCAGGGTTTGGAGCATACTATGCATCTATTGACCCTGTGTCAGAAGGAAAGACTACTACCTCAGATTCATTATGCAGCATCTTTGTATATAAAAATGCCACTGAAGTTACTAGAACAACTGTAGCAGGAGATGTAGAACAATTTTTAGAAAAAGATAAAATTGTAGCAGCGTGGTGTGGTAGGTTTGATGACATTAATAAAACACACGAAAGACTTGAGTTAATTATAGAATGGTATAATGCATGGACAATAGTAGAGAATAACATTTCTTTATTTATCCAACATATGATAGCTAGAAAAAAACAAAGGTATTTAGTTCCTAAACAACAGATTTTATTTCTAAAAGATTTAGGTTCAAATAAAACTGTTTATCAAGAATACGGTTGGAAAAATACAGGTACTCTTTTTAAAAGTCATTTAATTTCTTATGCAATAGAATTTTTAAGAGAAGTAATAAATGAAGAAACTGATGTTAATGGTACTGTAACAAATCAAACATTTGGAGTGGAAAGAGTGCCGGATCCTATGCTAATAAAGGAGATGCTTGCTTATTATCCTGGGTTAAACGTTGACAGATTAGTTGCCTTTGGAGCACTAATTGCTTTTGTTAAAATACAACAATCTAATAGAGGATATTCTAAAAGACGTGAATCGGAGGGTAATTCTTTGGTAAATTCAGAAAATTTGTATAAATTAAAGTATAGTCCTTTTAAAAATATAGGTCGTTCAAAAAAATCTAGTAGTAAAGGACCACGAAGATCAGGATTTAAAAATTATAAATAGACTAAACTAAATAAAATTCCGCATGAGAGTATTAAATGCAATGCAGTTAAAAAAAGGAGCTAAGGCTGAAAGCGGCCCTACATATTCTAGTTTAACTCAACCAATACAATTTATACCTTTTTCAGAAAAAACTGATGATTGGGCAGCGTGGAATTTAGATTGGTTAGAATTACAAGGTGTAGAGTTTTTAAGAATAAATGCCAGAAGACTTTTAAAAAATTATAAGTTAGCTAAAGGTATTATTGATAAGTCAGATTACATTGTTGAAGAAGACAATGATTATAAAGAAATGATGGATGTTTTAACAAAAGAAAATGATTCTGCGTTAGAACTTAAATTTTATCCTATTGTACCAAATGTAATTAATGTATTAAGCGGAGAATTTACTAAAAGGTATAACAAAGTACAATTTAGAGCTGTTGATGACAAGTCATATAATGAAATGCTTGAACAGAAAAAAGGCGAAATAGAAGAGTCTTTATTGGCAGATGCAGAAAGAACACTAATTGGAAAAATGCTTGAAGCAGGAATGGATCCTGCAGCAGAAGAAGCTCAACAACAATTATCACCAGATAATTTAAAAACTCTTCCTGAAATAGAAGATTACTTTAGTAAGTCATATAGAAGTAGTATAGAAGAATGGGCAACTCATCAATTAAATGTTGATGAAGAAAGATTTAAAATGCAAGAGCTTGAAGAACGTGGATTCAGAGATATGCTTATTGCAGATAGAGAGTTTTGGCATTTTAGAATGTTAGAAGATGATTATGATGTAGAATTGTGGAATCCTGTTTTAACATTCTATCAAAAATCTCCTGACCAAAGATATATAGCTGATTCAAACTATGTAGGTAAAATTGATTTAATGACTGTCTCTGATGTAGTAGATAGATACGGTTATTTAATGGATGAAAGACAACTATCATCTTTACAAAGAATATATCCCGCACGTTCTGCCCAGTATCAAGTAAACGGTTATCAAAATGATGGTTCGTACTATGATGCTACAAGATCACATGCTTGGAATACAGAAATGCCTGGTTTAGCATATAGACAATATGCAAGTAACTATATGGCTGATCCTGCACGTGGAGGAGATATACTAACGCAGATACTTTCTCAAAGTGAAGATTTAGAACAATGGGGTGATGGTAACTTAATGCGTATTTCAACAATCTATTGGAAGACTCAACGTAAGGTTGGGCACTTAACTAAAATAGAATTTGATGGAGAAGTAACTCAAGAGATAATTGATGAGTCATTTAAAATAACTGAAAAAGCAGTTTATGATACATCCATTTTTAAGAATAAATCTAAAGACACATTACTTCAAGGTGAACATATTGATTGGATTTGGATTAATGAAGTATGGGGAGGAGTTAAGATAGGACCTAATGTTCCTGCTATGTGGCAAACTACCATGGATGATAATGTTAATCCTATTTACTTAGGTATTAATAGAGAAAAGCCAGGTAGACTTCCTTTTCAATTTAAAGGAGAAAATGCACTCTACGGATGTAAACTTCCTGTAGAAGGAAGAGTATTCTCAGATAGAAATACTAGATCCACTTCTCTGGTAGATTTAATGAAAGCTTATCAAGTAGGATATAACATGGTTAATAATCAAATTGCTGATATCCTTATTGATGAGTTAGGAACAGTAATTATGTTTGACCAAAATGCTCTACCACGTCACTCAATGGGAGAAGACTGGGGTAAGAACAATTATGCTAAAGCATATGTAGCAATGAAGGATTTTCAGATGCTACCTTTAGATACATCTATTACTAATACTGAAAATGCTACTAACTTTAACCACTATCAAACTCTTAATATGGAGCAGACTAGTAGGTTAATGGGTAGAATCTCATTAGCAAATCACTTTAAACAACAGTGTTTTGATTCTATTGGTATAAACCCACAACGTTTAGGTGGTGCAGTATCTGCACAAACAGCAACAGGAGTAGTTAATGCTATGCAGCAATCATATGCTCAAACAGAAATATACTTTGTTCAGCACTCAGATCACCTAATGCCCAGAGTTCACCAGATGAGAACTGATTTAGCTCAGTATTATAATAGCACTAATCCTAGTGTTAGATTATCTTACATCTCTACAGAGGCTCAGAAGGTTAATTTTGTTATAAATGGGACTGACCTATTACTTAGAGATTTTAATGTCTTTGCAACCACTAAAACAAACCACAGAGCTATTTTAGAGCAGTTAAAGGAAATGGCATTAACTAATAATACTACAGGTGCATCAATATATGAACTTGGAAATATTGTTAAAGCTGATTCAATATCTGAAGTTACAGATATCTTAAAAGATTCTGAAGCAAGAGTTGAAAATCAAAGAGCTCAAGATATGCAGCAACAACGTCAGATGCAAGAACAACAACTTCAAGCTAAAGCTCAAGAAGATCAGCAGAAGTTACAAGTAGAAATGTCTGAAAATGAAAAAGATAGACAGAATGATATTACAATTGCTGAAATTAGAGCAGCTGGATTTGGATCTGCAGTTGATATAAATGAAAATCAAGTATCTGATTATCAAGATGCAATGAAAGATATTAGAGAAACTACAAGATATCAAGAGCAAACTAATATGAAGCGTGATGAGATGGCAATGAAAGGAACTATGGAAAGAGAAAGACTCCAAGTTGAAAGAGAAAAAATTGCTGCTACAAGGGACGTTGCTAGTAAAGATTTACAAATTGCCAGAGTGAATAAAAATAAGTATGATGTTAAAGATACTAAAAAATCTAAGGACAAATAATTGGCGTTAGCTATATACTGCTAAAAACATTGCTTTAGTGTAACATATTATAAGTTTAATATGTTGTATCCTACATTATCTTTTATTATATTGTATATATAAGGATTAGTACAAAATATTTAAACCAACAATATTATGAATACAAAAGAAACTACAGTGAATAGTAAGGTAGAAACATTAGATGTAAATTTAGATGAAATATTCAATGGCGCTCCTAGCGGCAGTGATATTACTTTACCTGAAGAAACTAAAGTTAAACCACATATTTTATCTGGCTTAAATGAAAAAGCAGATTTTTCATTTGCTAATACAGATGATGATGGAGCTGATAATTTAAGTGAAAAAACAGAAGTTAAAAGCGAAGACACAGATGATGCATCTGAAAATACATTAGATGAATTAGTAGAAGATCAAGCAAAAACTAATTCAGAAGAAGCAAAAGATATTCTTGAATCTTTAGATGATGAAACAGATGAAGATGTTGAAAAGAAAGAAACAAGAGGTAGAAAATCTATTTCGGGTATCTCTGATGTATTTGATAAACTTATTAAAGCAGACAAAATTGTACCATTTGATGACGGTAAATCTTTAGAAGATTACACTGCTAAAGACTGGGAAGAATTAATTGATGCTAATCTGCAGGAA